CTCAAGGCCATCTCCTGGTGGAAGGCCGGGTTCAAGGCCAAGCCCAAAGACATCTCCAAACCGGAGAACAGGTAGGCGGTATCGTTCACCGGGGAGTCGATAAATGGAATCGAGAGAGTGCAGCCAATGCTGCTGTGATTTCCCGTTGACCGATGAGTATTTTCATCGGGATGCCAGCAAGCCAGATGGGTTCAAGACCGTCTGTAAGATGTGCCGCTTGGAGGAGAATAAGCGGAAAGAAAACGACGAGATTGATGACCGTATCCAAAAGCTGGAAGAACGGGGAATCAAGCTGCTTGATACGCTCGTGACGGGGGGGAGTAATATCCCCCACATGGCTGAGACATATCAGCGGATTATGGAGGTGTTTGGCGGGCCGATGGGCTTTGCACAGCACTTCCTCGCTAATTATCTCAGTACCAAGCCGGGCAGCGCGGCGAGAGGGAAGCAGATCAGCACGATTATCAGCCTCGGCGTCAAGGTGAGCGAGTCTGGGGCTGCTGAAAAGAGCTTGGACGGAATTACCGATGAAGAACTGGAAAGCGAAATCAACGCAACTGCCAGGGCTTTACTTCTGTTCAATGATGGATCAAAGAAAGTGGAAATGGAGGATTCCAAGGTAAATGTCGGAGAAACAATGGCCTCTTGAGCCTGCCGAGGTTCCTGATTCTTACAGGCCGGAAGTAACAGAGCAGCAGAAGCGGGAAATGCGTTTGCTTTATGCAGAACGCTCCCGTCGCCGCATCGAATCACTTCGACTTTACGAGCCCCTGCCCTTCCAAGAGGCATTTCACGCCAGCGATGCCAAGGAAGTCCTCATACAGGCTGGAAACCAGGTAGGTAAGTCGCTCTGTGCGTTTGTTGAGGACGCGAGGGCTGCCACGGGACAAGATCCCCACAATAAGTACCCCAAGGAGAACGGGGTGATGGTGTGCTTGGGCATGGATGAGGGGCATATCGGAAGAACGATCCATAAGTACCTGTTCCGGGCAGGTGCATTCAAGATTATCAGGGATGATAAGACCGGATTCTTCCGGGCGTGGAAGCCGTGGGTTGAAAGCGACTGGGCAAGGAAAGAAGACGCCAAGCCCGCACCGCCGCTGATTCCCCCAAGGTATATCAAGCGGTTTGCGTGGAAGAAGCGGGCACAGCATGTGTTTGAGGTCTGTGAACTTCATAACGGCTGGACAATTTACGCGATGGGCAGCAAGGGTGACCCGGCACAGGGGTTCCAGGCTGACCTTGTGCATATTGACGAGGATCTGGAAAAGCCGGAGTGGTACGACGAAATGATTGCCCGCCTTTCCATGAGAGAGGGCAGGCTCAGGTGGAGCGCCCTTCCCCACGCCAAGAACGACGCCCTTGTGAACCTCTGTGAGCGTGCCGAGGACGAGGAGAAGCTGGAGAAGCCATCAACGGTCGTTATCCGGGCAACGATCTTCGATAACCCGTTTATGCCCAAACAGGTCAAAGAGGAGAACATCAAGCGGTGGCGAAAGCGGGGCGAAGACGAATATCGTAAGCGTGCCCTTGGGGAGATGGTCACAGATAGCGTCCTTATGTACCCCACCTTCTCAAAGGATCTCCACCGGGCTATCAGGCACGAAGAACCACGCACAGAAGTTCAGAAAATCCTCACAGAAGCCAGGGGAGAGCCACCCAGAGACTGGTGCAGGTACATGGTGGTTGACCCAGGGCACAGTGTTTGTGCAGTGACTTTCTGGGCTACCCCCCCTCCTGCGCTAGGGGATCACGTGGTGTGTTATGATGAGCTTTATTTGCAACAGTGTACGGCGGAAATTTTTGCGGAATCAGTGATGCGAAAAACACGGGAACACCTGTTCCAGTCGTTTATAATTGACGCACACGGGGGCCGGATCAGGGAAATAGCGAGTGGTGTGCTGCCGAGGATTCAGTACACACGGGAGCTAGAAAAGAGGGGCGTGAGGAGTGCGGAGACAGGTAGTGGGTTTTATCCTGGCAGTGACGACATTACTGGCCGCGAGATGAAGCTCAGGGACTTGCTCCACGTGAGGGCTGGTGGTACGACCAAGATGCTGGTTGTGATGGAGAGGTGCCCAAATCTTGTGCGGGAGTTTTTCCGTTTCAAGAAGAAGGTAATGAATGGATTTGTCACAGACGAGGGGATGAGGCGGGGAAATTGCCACGCAATCGAAACGTGCGAGTATGCGGCGGCTCATGGAATGAAATACATCAAACCCCCTTACAATCCGATTAAGGATACGGTTGTGACAAGGATCATCAAAGAACGGAATCAGAGAGCGAAGCAGCGTCGTATGAATTCTAGTCTCAGGAGTGGTGGTTACCGCTCCTATATTAACCTTGGCCCCACTGGAGAATGAGAGATGGATACTCCCACGAATGAAGAACTTCACAACTTCAAGATGCCGGAGGTTGTCGTTGGTACGCCGATTACCTACTACCCCACCGGAATGACCGAGGGATCTGACGTGAGGGTTGGCTTTATTATTCGCGTGTCGCGTTCTGGAAGGAATGTGGTGGTGCGAACGGCTGACGGCGGGCACTATGAGTCTGTTCGCCACATAGATGACCCCAAGCTGAGGCTTAACGCAGACCACCGTGAGGCAGGTGCGTGGGACTTTACAGCCTTCCACAAGGCCGAGCTTGTCGAGAGGCAGGAAATTATAGGTAGGCTTGATAGGCTAGAAGGCCGCAAGTCTGCCAAGCCCCCGGCCCCGGAAAAGATTGAGGAGCCTTATTCCAATCTTCGAGCCAAGGCAATCGAACTGGGCATTGAGTTCAAAGGCAATCCCAAGCGACAATGGCTTGAGGTCAAGGTCGCGGAGTATGAGAATCGAACGCAGGAGCATGAGGTAAATGCCTAAATGGGACAAGTCTTCTCACCCCACCGCTCCGATTGTTGATCTGTGGTTACAGAAGATAAAAGACGCCAAGAAGCACAAGCATGACCGCTTCGGCAGGTATGCCGATGAGTGCATGAAGTTCTTCGATGGTGCGCATGACTGGATGTGGAAGGGCGAGTATGCCAAGGCTCCCGGTGGCTTCCTTGACAAGGAGTCCCAGGGGGCTGCGCCCACCTTCCGCATGACGGTGAATCGCGTGTTTGAGGCCGTGGCGCTTTTTGGGCCGGTCTTATATCACCGCAATCCGGTTTTGCAGGTGACCCCCCGCTTTGGGCCGGAGGTTGCACCGGAGTCTTTGGGAATCAACCCGGAAGACCCCCAGATGCAGCAGCACTACACGCACTTCCAGACCCAGAGAAAGTTCATCTCTGAGATCAAGCGAACCCACGCTTCGATCAAGGAGCATTACCTGAACTGGTTGCAGCATGAGGCTGACAAGAAGGTTCAGTGTCGTCGTGCGATCAACGAGGCTATCATCAAGGGGATGGGACTTCTCTGGACAGAGATGTACCAGCCCAAGGGTTCTGAGATTCGGCATCCCAAGAGCCACTATCTTTCGGTTGATGATCTTGTCATAGATCCTGATGCCCAGTATTGGGAAGACATTCAGTGGATTGCCCGCAAGGTGGTTCACCCGACCTGGCTTGTAGACAAGAAGTTCAAGCTCAAGGGCGAACTTACCGGGAACATGGAGTCGCTCGGTACGCAGGGGATGTACAAGTCGAAGGGCGGGAAAACGTCCAGCGAGAAGCGGGACGCCAAGACCTTTGACCTTCTGGAATACTGGGAAGTCTATACCAAGTGTGGCTTCGGTGACCGGCTCCGCTCTGCCAAGAACAGCAGCAAGGAGTCCAAGTACAACTGGGGCAAGTTTGGTGACTTCAACTACCTTGCTGTCAGCCGGGACGTACCGTTTCCATTGAACCTCCCCTCAGAGGACTTAAAGAACAAGAGCTTCGAGGAAGTGTTCATGCAGGTACAGTGGCCGATTCCTTTCTGGACGGACGGGGGCTGGCCTTTCAGCAAGCTCTCCTTCCACGACAAGCCGAAGGAAATCTGGCCTATCTCACTGATTAAGCCTGCTATTGGCGAGTTACGTTTCGTCAACTGGTGCATGTCTTTCCTTGCCGACAAGGTTGCAGCATCCAGCACGACTTATGTAGCGATAGCCAAAGCGGCGGGGGCAGAGATTCAGGATCAGATCAAGTCCGGTCTTGGCCCCTACACCCACATCGAGATAGCCGAGTTGTTTGGGCGTAGTGTGCAGGATGTGGTTTCGTTCTTGGATGCCCCGCAGTTCAACTCGGACATCTGGACGATGGTGAGTCAGGTTCTCGACCTGATTGACAAGAGGACGGGTCTGACGGAATTGATTTACGGGTTATCTGGCCCAACCCAGATCCGTAGTGCGGCAGAGGCGGAGATCCGCAACCAGAACGTGTCTATCAGGCCGGATGATATGTCGAGCCAGGTAGAGGACTGGCTGAGTACCTGTGCGATGAAAGAGATGGAGGCGGCTGAGTGGTCTTTATCTGCTGACGACGTGAGGCCGGTGCTGGGTGCGTCAGCGGCGTACATCTGGACAAAGCAGATCAAGTCCCAGCGATTTGAGAAGACGGTACGGGACTACGACTATCGGGTGGAAGCTGGAACGGCCCGCAAGCCGAACAAGGTCAACCGGGTGCGTCAGCTTAACGAGTTTGCACAGATCGCCATGCCCCAGTTGCAGCAGTTTGCGGCGCAGGGGAACCCAGGGCCATACAACGCTCTGATTGAGGATTGGGCGAAGGCGAATGACCTTGATCCTGCCCGGTATATGGTTGCTGAGGAGCCGGGGCCGGGGCCAGAGGAGCAGCAGCAGCAGCAGATGCAGGCCCAGCAGCAGGCCCAGGAACAACAGATGCAGCAACAGCAGCAGATGCAGGAACAGCAGATGCAGGCGGAGGCTCAGGCAGAGCAGCAGAAGCAGCAGGTTGAGATGCAGATGAAACAGATGGAGTTACAGGGCAAGCAGTTGGACATGCAGGGCAAGCAGCTAGACATCCAACTCAAGCAGGAGAGTCTGGGTATTGAGAAGGAGAAACAGCAGCTTGAGCTGGAGATCATGCGAGAGAAAAGGGCTGGAGAATGATGCAGGATCACAACGACGTTTTGAAGAAGCTACTTGGTGCCGTGGGTGACATGGACTTAGGGCACATGGAACATCACCACAGCGGTGGCCAGCGTGCGCCGGGCAGGGAGTTGATTCGCCGGGCCAATCTTGCCAGCCGGGTAGATGTACACAGTGCGAGAATGCGTCGTCCGGGTGACGAGGCGTTTTTGGCTGACAAGAAGAAGGCTCCCTTGGTCATGGCACTCGGTACGATTTCGACGCCACAGGGAACGGTAAAGTTTCGCAAGCGGCTTCAATAGGAGAAAGAACAATGCCATTAGGAAACAGATTAACGACGCCGCAAACAGACTGGCAGCAGGCTCAGGTGAAGGCTCAGAGAAAAGCTGCAAGGAAGCAGATGAAGAAATTTGAGCGGGAGAGCATGAGGATGGGTCTGGAACATGCCCCTACTCCCTCTGCATACACGGAGGCTGACCGCAACACGCAGTTTGGGTTTGATCCTCCGCCGGATGTGCCGGAATATGCCGGAGCGCCCGGTGACCCTTTTCGGCCTCCAATACAGCCAGGGGCAGTTGATCCTGCGACAGGTATACGCAACTTTCCCATCAATCCGAACACGATGAGTCCCATACAACAAGCAGGGCCAACCGCTAGGCCGGATTGGGAGGCGTACCTTCGGGATCAGGCCACGCGAGGGAGGTACAGGCCACCATCCCCGCTTCCCCCTGGTTTCGGGATTCAGATGCCCAAGGAGGATCTACCAGCCACAAAAGTATATTCAGCACCGATTGGCCCTCTGGGGCCACCCCCGGCTGGAGTTTTCCCCCCCCTTCCCGTTCCCCCTCCCCGGCGACCACTACCACAGGGATAGATAATGCCAGACGTACACATAGACAGACACCGGGCTGAGTGCGAACGACTAGGCTGCGCTGAGTTCTTCGATCAGTTGATCGAGGATGGCAATAACTCCGGCTTTGCTGCGATGCTGGCCCAGAGGCGGCCACCTGGCACAAAGGGAACGGACAGGAGCTTCCTTGAGGGCAGCCACAACTGGTCACGCTCGATGGGAAAGACGAGCCGGAAGCATATTTTTGAGCAGGCAAAAAAAGCTGGCATATCCACACAGGGCAAGGTCTACAAGGGGGGCATTGGGAGGCCGAATGACCCGATGGCGTGGGTGAGCAGTTCTGGTGACGTGCTTGCGGCTTGCAAAGAGAAGGGGCTTTCCTGTGAGGGGGCGGTTAATTACAAGGCACCGGAACGCCGGATTAAGAAAAAGCGACTCGCAGACGACATAGCACACGGGTACATACAGAAAGAACTGGCAGGCGACCCCTCTTTAAGAGAAAAGGTAAAGAAGAACCCGAAGAAGCTAGTAGAGCTAAAAGAGAAGGTCGTAGACAAGCATGGCAGCAAGAAGCGGTAAGGCGATATAATGGCAAAAAAGAGGTAATTATGTACGGGCAAAACAACTTTTTGAATTCACTTGGTGGCGGGCAAGGCCAGAGTTCCCTTGGTGACCTGGAAAACAACCTCTCGCAAGAGGAAAAGAGGATGCTCCAAGAGTTTATCCAGAGGGAAATAGAGAAAAACCAGCAGGAGCGTGGCGGCGGGATTCCACCTATGGGCGGCAGGGGGATGTATTAGCTTGGAATTTCCAGATCGACTAGGGAGCAGTGAGTTTGTGAATTCACTGCTGAATGACAAGGATTACAAGGAGGGGGCTTTCAGCAAGATAGCTCGCAGCCTTGGCCTGACTAATGAGGACGCAACAAAGCAGATACAGAGGAACCCACTTCACTTTTCCCCGAAAGAGCGTCGTAGTGCGATGCTTGCAGAGGGTCACATCCGTCGTCTTCAACGTGGGTCGCGGCCAAAAGAGGCAATCATAGGAAAGACGAGGAGATTGTAATGCCAGAAAGGACAGAGCCGCACTATCTCAGGGATATTGGGAGAGGGCTTGATGCGCTGTCTGGATCTAGGATGGTGAGGTCGCTTATGAAGAAGGCTGACTATCCTGACCCAATGCAGTTGGGAGAGATGATTCCCCCCAGCGAGAACTCTGCTTTAGGGGATATTGGGAGGCTTTTGGACGTGGTGACCGGAGCGAGGGCCGTTCGTCGGACGACTGGTTTCCCTGGCGAACTTAGCGGTGGGCAAGATTTCATGCTAGACCAGGCACCTGTGGATGCAGTTCGTCCTACGGTTGGGCCGGATATTAATGACCAGCGCAGGTTTTTTGAGGACTTGATTCGCCGCCAAACCGAGGAAGACCGTAAAAGTGGAACATCTGACTATCCGTATTAAGATTGCGACAAGGGGATTGTAATGCCTATTCAGGTACTAGATGCACAGGGCAATGTGGTTCAGGAGCTTGATGCTCAGCAGAACCCACAGGCTATCCAGCAGGCCCAGATGATGGCTGCCTCAATAGGTGGAACTGTCAATGAGTTGCCCTACAACGGTGGCGGTGGCCCTCAGATGGGTGGAATGATGCCTCCAGGTATGGGTGGCCCTCCTCCGGGTTTACTCCAGCGCATGGGTGAAAACAGGGCGATGCGTCAGGAAGACAGGGCGATGCGTCGGGAAGGCCGGGGTGCCCCTCCGGGCGGTGGTCAGCTTAATGGTGGCAGCCCCACGATTCCTGGTGGCCCCGGAGAGAACGCTGGCGAGGCTGTGCCGCCAGAGCTTATGGCGCAGCAGGGCGGAGGCCCGCCGCAGCGCCCGAATCACCTTGAGGTCATTCGTATGATGCAGCAGGAGGAGCTTCAAAACCTGACGGGTGGGGATCAGAGAATGGGTAGCCCGCTGGATCAGCAGATGGCTTCCATGCCCCCGATAGCTCCGCCGACGCTGGCTCCGCCCCAGATTCCGGGCATGCAGGGGCCACAGGGTATGCCGGGTATGCCGCCACAAGGCCCGCCAGGAATGCCGCCGGGAATGCCGCCGGGAATGCCGCCGCAAGGCCCGATGATAGGGTAAAGACGCATGGCCGTTGATGATAGTGTACTAACGTACAGCGATATGCTGGACTACGTGACCGCCTTAACTGATGGTGGGGCGAGGACGAAAGACCTGCGCCTTTTCAAAGAGGCAATCCTTGGTGCATACAAGGATATTGCTATGGCGGCTGAGTGGGACTACCACATGGACGAGGGGCGGGTTGACTTGGTTGCCAACCAAAGCTCCAGCACGATCACTTACGACCACACGGGCGGCTCTAGTGAGAGGCTGGTGACCATTGCTGCCGGGACATGGCCCACATGGGCCAAGTATGGCCGTATTCGCATTGACGATGTTGTGTATTCCATCGAGGACAGGAAGGGAAGCACAACAATAACGCTCGACGAGGACTCAAATCCCGGTGCTGACGTGGCCGCCGGGACGAGCTATGAGATTTACCGCAGGGTTTATCCCCTCCCATCCGATATGTGGCGTCTTTATGACGTTGCTGTGGAGAAAAGCTACTGGGTTCCTCATTACATTACTCCCACGGAATGGTTGAAACGCGAACGATTCTCAACCAGTTCAGGCCAGACCTGGGCGTGGACGATTATGAAAGATCCAGACAGTATTGGGAGGTGGTCGCTTTGGGTTGACCCCAGCCCCGATACTGCCGAGCCTCTGGGCTTTATTTATCGCAGGCGGCCCAGAACCCTGCGGTGGGCCGGAACAGAGACAGAGGCTCGTACTTATACGGCAACTGGTTCTGCTGATGCCAGCACGATAACGACAAGCACAGCCCTGCCCGCGAGCATGGTTGGCTCTATCATTCGCTTGGCAGACAGCACTACGACCCACCCAACGGGACTTGCCGGAACATACCCTTTCTTAGAGCAACACAAAATTACTGCCCTTTCGACCACCACAGTGACCATTGACGGGACGCTATCAACGGCTTATTCGGGCGACAAGATTGTGGTATCCGACCCCATCGACATGAACGACACGATGGTTGAGGCATTGAAGGCCCAGCTTGAGTATCGCCTGAGTAGATTTTCCAATGATGCACGGGATATGGCATCGGCAAAGCAGATTTCAGAGTTAGAGCTTAGAAGGGCAATGGAAGCTGAGGCTCGCCACATGAGTTATCGAACGAGCGGGTCTTTTTCGCGTTACCATTACCTTTTTCGGCATCTTGGCAACACGATTACGACAGACACAGATCCCTAGTTAGATAACATGCCGAAAATAAGTGATTTTCTTGGTCAGATTTCTGACGCTGACGCAGGCGATTTGCCGCCAGGTGCAGCTATAAGTCAGAAGAACGTCAGCACCACCTCTGCGGGCAAGCTAAAGGTGCGTGGCGGGATGCAACCGGCCACCTTCACATCAACCAGCACCATCTCTGCGAGCAACTACCACACATTTCAGCGTATGTGCTTCTGTAAGACCCGTCAGGGCGACTTAATTGGGGTTAATGGTATTGATCGAGGGTTCCGCTGGGATGGCTCTACGGCCAACGTAGAGGCTCTGGGGCTAACTGCCCCTGCTTCGGCCCCATCTATTGCGTCAGCCAACCTTAATACGGCTGACAAGGGCAAGGCTCTTACGTCGCCGTATGTTGAAAATAATGGCGCTGGCCTTTACCAGATTACAAGCAGTAGCCACGGCCTGAGTGATGGCGATACGGTTCGGCTTGGAAACATTGTTGGAACAGGCTCGATGGCCAATGATTTGAACGGCCAGTCCTTCACGGTTGCGAATAAGAGTACGAACAAGTTTGACCTGGCTGATACGTCTTTTGATGGAGGCCATACATCGGGTGGAACGTGGAGTCAGGACGGATATGGGGCAACGGCTGGGGATTATGTTTTTGGCTATCGCTACATTGATGACACAACAACGGCTGTTCCGAGCAGTTTGACAGGACTTACAAAGGTAACAGCCTCGGAGAATGATTTCTTTACCTGGTCA